CAAGACAAAATCAAAGCTTTAACAAAAACTTCTTCGTCTTCAGGCGTGGATATTATGGACAATGGTTCATTCCGTAGCACCTATGATATTCTTAAAGATATAGCTCTCGTATGGGATGAATTGGCTGATAAAAATAAAGCGTCGTTACTTGAACTTATTGCCGGTAAGAATAGGTCTAACTACGCTTCTGCTGTAATTCAAAACATTGGTACGGCAATTAATTCATTAGATACATCCAAGCACTCAAATGGTTCTGCATTAAAGGAACACGAAAAGTACATAGATAGTATCGAAGGTAAAGTAAAACAATTTCAGGCACAGTGGCAGGAATTATCAACAACAACATTATCAAGTGATATTGTTAAAGGCGTAGTTGATACTGGTTCTGGATTGTTAGGATTTTTAACACAAGCTAATGAATTGCTCTCTCATCTTGGAGCAAACATTGGTACTCTTTCCATATCTGGCGTTTTGTCTGGATTAATGGGAAGCGACAAGGGTGAACCCAAATTGACGGGTTTTAGGAGTATGCCTATCTATTTTGAGAAAGTAGCGTAATCGTGCTATAATCAAGAAATGGTGATGTATGTCGTTAAATGAGAGGTTAAACTGCAAACGGAATGATAGCCGTTCTGGGAAATGGTGATGAACAATATGCCATATGGAGACGAAAGTCAGAAACAAGTTATTGTTCGGCGCATGTCAAAAGCTAACCGCCGTAATAAGCCATAATCAGCATCCAGCCGCATAAGCGGAGGTTCAGAGACTATAAGCCTCTTGAGGTAGTTTCAACGATATGAAATGACCTTAAATTGTATAGTCCAAATCGACACTGAGACAACAGTGACTATCATATAAAAGAAAAGTTTTATAAACAAACAAAAAGAGCAGTATTATAAAACACTGCTCAAATTATTAATTAGAAGGTGGCTTTGCAATCATTACATTGATAGTTCTTGCCTATCTTGTTGCTTGCTAAGCCGAGTGTGAGAGATGAAGCTACTCTACTACTTGTTGAAATTTTAGTAGTACGCAGAGAACCGCAGTACGGACATTTAACAGTTGGTCGAGAGGCTTGTTCGTCAAGTCTCTGCTTTAAGCACAAATCCCACTGCTTATTGTTTTGTAGGTGTTCTTCGAATAGATTGTTGTCATATTCAGGACAATCTTTAAAGAGTTTTTCATACCAATAACGGTAATCAAATTCATAAACACCCATTGACATATCTTCTTGTCTTTTTTGGGAATGTTCTCGAAGCATTTGGTCTGACACTTCAAAAAACAACTTACGAGGTCTTTTAAGAAAACCTACCCAAGAACACTGGCATGTTTTGTCAGATGTAGGTGCTGGAAAATAGATTAGCCCACACACTGGGCATACTGATAATTCATACATATAAAAACCTTCTTTTTAATATAGGTCTAAAGATAAGATACTCCAAACTTATTTAGACGAGAATCAAAATAAACATATTGGATGGTTTACTACTGCCAATAAAAAAAGGGTGCAGCAGGAGACTGAAACAGCTACTGACAAATATAAAGAATATAAAGCCTACGCCGAAAGCTTAGATGACAAGGTTTTAAGAAATAAAGTAACTGCCAATGAAGCAGATATACTCAAGCAGTCAAAATTTGCAGAAGCTACTAAAGATTTAAACCAAGAATTATTAAAAGGCATAAAATACAACACAGATTATGCCGAATCAGAGAATCTCTTAAGTAAAAACGCTCAATCAATGTCTGGTGCCTTTTCAGGCATTAAAGGCAAGCTATCTTCATTAGGCTCTTCGTTAAAGAATATTGCCGCAGGTATTGGTAATATGGTTATGATACAAATTGCAATGAGTGCAATTTCTTGGGCTTTTGGAGAACTTGATAACTATACCCACAGAGCTGAAAATAACCTATCAGACCTTGAAAAGATCGCAACAGAGATTAACGACAAAAAAGACGCCTATACATCTCATTCAACATCTGTAAACAAAATCAAAAATGAATATTACGAATTAGCTGATGGTGTTAATTCTTATGGAGAAAATATCTCTTTAACCTCTACTCAGTATGAGAGATATATTGAACTTTCTAATGAGATTGCACAGATGTATCCAAACTTGGTAAAAGGTTACTCAGCCCAGAATGACGCTATCTTAGAGTGTAAAAATAATGTTGAAGCTCTTAATAAGGCAATGGCTGATGAAAAGAATGCTTATTACGAAACTATCGTGTCTAAAGAGCAGGATAGTTTTGGCAAAGCGTTAGAAAACATCTGGACTAATCAAGGTAGGTGGGGTGCAGATGATGAAACTTACATTACCCAAATTAAAGCACTCGACCAATTTGTGCGGAACCTTAATAAAAAAAAAGATACTCAATTGACTCCTGCTTTAAGTAAAGCGTTAAAAGGTGCCGGTGTTGAAGATCTTGTTAAGACTGGTGGCGGTACAGAGTATGGTATGTCTTATCTTTATAATGAGATAAACGAAAAAGACTTATCTACCATAATATCGGCGGTCAAAAACCAGCAATCCGTTTTAAAGCGTCAAATTAACGATTTGGTAAACAATAGTTTTAAGCCTGTACTTGATGCGTATATTCACTATACTAATGAGCAGTTTAGCACATTGGACAGTAAAAGTCAAGCTCTTATTGAACAATATATAAATAGTGCTACATGGGATAACTTCTATAGTAAGATTATTGATCCTGAAGCCAGTACAGCGGATAATTTAGAGACAGTTAAACAAACCGTATCTGGTATAATTAAAGCGTTTAATAATCCAGAATTAGCTGACACATTAAGCAGTGTGCAGTCTAAAATAGACGATATTAAGAATGGCAAGATTGATGTATCAAATTATCAAGATTTGAGTAATCAGATCAAAAAAGTATTATCAAGCGTTGACGGTATAGACACAGTTACCAAAGCATTGTTTGTAAAACTTTTGTTTTCAGATGTTGAGGTCGCTGATAATGTAAACATAGATGACGCAATAGCTAATCTTGTCAACCGTGCAACGAAACAAACCCATAATACTAAATCTGCTACTAAAAATGCACCAACGATTAATGGTATTATACCTGTTACAATACCAGTTGAACTGGGCGGAGTTGATACGAATAGTTTTGTGCACAGCATCAAGGAACAGTTTGCTGATGGTACTGGTTTGGAAGAGATACAACAGGAAGCAGCGAACTTGGGTGTTAATCCTTTACAAACAGTATTTGGCAATATTGACACCAACAATCGTGAAGTTTTAGAATGGACAGATTCTAATTTAGAAAAGTACAAAACTGCGATAGAATCTTGGGGTTCTACTGTAGAAGACATGAAGGGCACAATTTCTACTGTATTTGCTGGATCAGATACCTTTGATGGTGTGGAAATTGCTTTTTCTCCAATGCTACAAACGCCTGACGGAGCAGTGCTGTTAGATGCGGACACCGTGTACGAATACATTTGGAGTCTTATTGACGAAGCTGGCGAGGGATGGACTAACGAAGATTTATTAAAATTAGACACTAAAGGCATCGAGATTGATGGTGTTAAGATAAAAAACCTTATTGCTGATATTGGTGACACAGCAGATCATACTGCAAAAACTATGCACTATTTGGGCACAAACGGAGCTATATCTCTTGCTCAAAAAGAAATTCAAGGATTTAATGAGTGGATAGATGGATTGTCAGATGACGATAAACAAATAGTTTATCAGATTTCTTGCGATACCGACACGGCAGACTTTACATTATCAGAATGGCAAGACAAAGTAAAAGAATACACCCAAAAAAATACAGATCTGATAGATAAAGTATCCAAAGAAGAAAAAGACAAAACCAAAGAGTATTTGCAAAGTCTGGATTTTAATACGATTTCTAAGTTGTATAACAAAAAAGATAATATTAGTTCTTTAGAAGATATTAAAAAAGCTGTTAAAGACATAAAAAAAGAAGCAGAAGATAAAGTTACTTTTAAAGTATCTACAGAAGACGCCACAAAAAAAGTTACTTCTGTGTTATCGGCTTTTAAGGCTGTCAAAACTGCTATTAACGAATATAACGAAAACGGAAAATTATCTTTTGATACTCTGGAAGCGGTTTTATCGTTAGACGACTCTTATATAAATTTACTTGTTAATGAACAAGGCGAACTTGATTTAACTTCTGAAAAATTTAGAGATTTAGCCAAAGCTCAATTAGAAAGACTGAAAGCTTCTTACTTACAAGAAGCAATTGACGAAGTAGGCAAACTTAAAAATGAGACACAGGCTTTAGCATATCTTCAAAAGAGTCAAGACAGTGCTGCAAAGTCGGCTACTAATTTGGCGGACAAAAAATGGAAAGAAGCATATGCAACTGCTGCTGCTAAAGACGCTGAACAAGGCACAGGTACGCTATATCAACAAACGGTTATTCAGGCAGAGTCTGCTTGGCGTAAGAAAGCCGCTTTGATTGATTCGTATGCTTCTTCATTAGGCGACTTGTCTACTTCCACAGACGAAGCTACTTCTGCTTCGGAGAAGTACAAAAAGCAGATAGAAAAGGAAGAAAAAGCTCTTGAGAAAAGTAAAGACGCTTTAGAAAAGAAAAAAGAAGCGTTAGAAGATACTAAAAGTGGTTATGAGGATGCGTTGTCTGCGATTGAAAGTTTAGTCGATTGGACAGAAAAGTATATTAAACAGACTAAGCAGGACGAAATAGATGCGTTACAAGAACGCAAAGATAAAATCGATGAGCTTATTGAAAAGAAACAGGAACTTCTTGACAAAGAAAAAGAAGAAGCTGATTTCAACAAACAGCTCAAAGAGAAAGAAAATGCTGTTGCTTCAAACGCATTGTCTGCTGCTATTACTGGACTGGACGATAGTTCCGCAGGTAAAAAAGCTCACAAAGAAAATGTTGATGATTTGGTTGAGTCCAGAGAAGACTTATATGATTATCTATCAGACTATCAGTACGATACTCGCGAAGAAGCTTTGGATAAACTGAAAGAAGAGACAGATAAGCATTATGATGATGAAATCCAAACTATTCAAGATTTCTTAAACAACGAGGTGTCTTTACACAGAGCTGCATGTAATATGATTGACAATGACAATGGCACATTGTATAACAACCTGTTGTGGTATTGTCAAAATTACACTACAACCACAGAGGCTGAGTTTAACCATATGTGGCAGTCGGCTCAAAGTGCTCTTTATGAATATGGCACTGCACAGCTCAATGTTATGGATTTAATGAATACACTACAATCTCGTATCTACGATGTAGACTCTACTATTGCTAATGTGACAGGAAGCATTGACAACTACACTTCTCGAATTGATAGTTTGAAACAAAAAATTGACGAGTTGGGCAATTCTGCGCAGACCACTAAAGCAAAGATTGATTCAGTTAAAATACAACCATCGAGTATAACAGGTCATGGGTATAAAATTACCTATAACGGCAAAGTGTATAAAACCAACCTAACGAACAAAGAGGATGCTGAAACATATTTCATAAGTCGGATCAGTAAAGACTGGTATGGCGGAAGAGCGCTACCGGCAGGTTCTTTATGGTCTAAAATGAAAGCGTATGCTTCTGGTACAAAATCAGCTAAAGGTGGTTTGTCTATTGTTGACGAAGAGGGCATCGGTTCAGAACTTATCCCTACATCTCTTGGTAATGGCAGATATACAATTTTACCACAAGGCAACCCTGTATTTAGCAAAGCGATGACAAATGAATTGTTTGAATTTGCATCAGCTCCAACTGATTATTTTGCACAGAAGTTTGGCTCTGAAATAACACCGAATGTCGTGAACAATAAATCAACTGTTGTTTCTCCTGCTATTAACATCAATGTGCAAGGCGATGCTACTCAGGCTACTGTTAATGCATTGCATAAAGAATCTGAGAGGATTATGGACAACACAATTAAAAAACTTATGTCTTATACGGTGAATAATAGATATTTGTAATTATGCATTATAAACAATTTTTGTTAACCTTCGTGTTGTGAAATATATATATCTTTCTTTGCTTTTTCAAGAAAGTCTTGACTTTGTATAAAAGCAAGGTATATAATAATACTGTAGCAAATGTTGCTGTAGTATAACACACGAGGGTTAACATATATTGGTAACATAGCTATAGTTATAAGAGGCATACTAACGATAGGAGGTTCGAGAAGTATGAACAAAACTATTACGCCAAATGCCATAAAAATTGAAGTCAACCAAGAATCGTTTAAAATATCATTTGCCGTAACTGGGAATAGTGACAGTATTGCTGATGAAGTAGATGTGATGATAGATCCAAGAAATATGCTTTCTGTTATCACACCTATGGTTAGTGCTGTAGTAGACTATCAAAAGCAATTTGGTGTTGACCTTGGAATAAAAACGCCAGATAGTAACCAAACGGAGGTGTGATTATGTTTAATTTAGTTAGCACCGACACAAGCAAAGTTGATAGATATAAGATATTAAAGCCTTACTCAACAACACAAGAGACTGATAATCTTATAATTAATATTTTGACCATAAATCAAGAACACGGTCAAAATAACCAAATAGACACAGCGTTTAGAAATTGGGAAACCCTACAACATCGTAAGGCTTGTAATCAAATTATTATTTCTTGGTCAAGTAAAAATTGGGCAAAACTATTTGCAAAATTGATTAAAGATATAGACGCATCGAATCTAACTGTAGGGTACAGATGGTTACATCAAACTTGTGAAGTTGAGTATTGGGTTATATGTAAAGAAAAAGATTATGAAATATTAAATCGTATATCAGAATTGCAAATAGATTATGAAACAATCTTGCCATTTACAGTAGATATTGTTTTTATTGGTGCAAAGCAATTTATTGGCAAAGATATGATAACATTTGAAGAAGTGATATAAGAATGAGCAACTCTACAAAAGCATATGACATTCATTACAATCAGTATTTGCATAACAAGCGGTTTATCAGTCATGGTATGAACAATAATCATGAGAAGTTTTATGACTGGGAAATTACTGTTACTTTTTATGCAATGATACATCTTGTAGAGGCGGTTTTGTACTCACAATGCGGTGTTTGCGAGATACATAATCATGAAGATAGAAGTAATTCTATTAAAGACAACCCTAAAATATTTTCTAAACGCTTTAGATTGTTATACGAATCTTTGCAATCTATGGCTCGAACTGCTCGGTATCAAGGTATAACAGAAGTTGAGGAGTCGGACAGTAAGAATGCTCAAAGATGTTTAGAAGATATTGAATTGGAATTAGGCTCATATCTTAATATTTCTTAAAAACAGAATAAAAACATGTAAGAGAAGATGAATTTCATCTTCTCTTTTTTTATTATCCAAAGGAGGTGCTGTTATTTGTTTAGAGATTGTTATTTTACTTATAATGGTATTTACTCAGGTGACTACAATCTAATTTTAGCATTTATTACTGATGATAATTTTGAGTTTAAGAGCGGAAGTGAGTACGAACCTACAACAGCCACTCTCCCCCACAATGCTCAACAGTTGTTATACAATCTTAATTACTCCGACAGTCCACTTGAGTTTACGATTGAAATTATTAGTCCTGAAGATAATATACCATTGGAAACAATGATAGAGATTAAGAATTGGCTCTTTGGACAGGACGGATGGAAAAGATTAACACTGCATAATGAAACTTCCGACTATTATCTTAATGCACTTTTTATTCCCGACAGCGATATAACTGATGCAAGAGGTTACAGAGGTTTGCGTTGTAAGATACAAAATGATAGTGGATTTTGGTATCAGGACAATGAAGTTGAGTTTACGGGTGTTACATCTAAACCGTCAAATACAGGGCAAACATTATCTTTTGAAACTACAATTGATATTGAAGGACAACCTATCAATAACAAAATTTGTCCTATTATTGATTTAAAGATCGGGCACAACTGGACAGAACATCAAATAGATTACACATTATCGAATTATAGAGTGTATGTTGGAAATAAACTTAATAAGTCTATGTTCGTTTTCGATGCGAATGTGAATTATCATACAGATAAAGATGCCGTATACGAACTGGATACTAAATATGGAATGGTAACAATGAAAGAACCTAATGAAAGAACTTTTCATTCACTCACTCCCCCATTCATTCAATACAACGGAGTTATTAAAGATAATCTCGATTATGTATCTTTATTTTGGCTTGGCAATGGTCAAAATCAGATTTATCTATACATTAAATCCGCAGATAAAACTGACGCTAAACATAACTATGCTTACGATGTTTTCGATCCCGATAAAAGCTTAGTTTTAAAGTACACTACAATGCATAGGTTGGGTGGTATTTAATGCAAACACGAAATTACGCACAAGAGACTCCCGACATGGTGTTGTATAGACAGAATAAAAAGACTTCACTTGGCTATGTCAAAAACATACACAATTGGACTGCTGATTATAATTTCGGAGCAGCTTCGGAAATGAGTTTTGAAGTGCCTAAAAAAGTTTATGACACTCGTACCAACAGTTGGATGGACAATCCTAATTATGATAATCTAAAGCCTGATATGCTTTTGTATCTCAATGCTTCAACTGAGTATTTTAAATTTACAGGAGAAAGTTATTATGCAGATTATCTGTATAATTTAAAAGGCGGAGGTACACGAAAAGATTATGAGTTATCGTTTGATGTTAATACAGCAATTAACAATTTCAATATTAAAAACGAAACTATGCTTTTTGATATTGGCACTACATATGGTTACGAGTGGGTGTGGGGTGGCACTATTAATGATGGGGTATTTGAAGATTATTCAGAAAGCTTAGACTTGTACAAGCAAGGATGGTATACTTACCAGTATTTAGCCTGTAAAAGTTTTATACCTGTGCATAAAGGCGATGTCATTGCAACAAAATGTTTTAACGGTGACACTCTGCGGTACTCATTTAAAATTCATTACTATAAGGAAGCTAACGCAGATAGCTGGCTTAAATCTGATGATAATTATTATCATGAATCATCGAAACAACCATTCCGAAGATATGTAGATTTTACAGTAAAGGATAGCGATGGTAATATTGAAAACAATACTGATACTATTGACGAAGGGTATATCCGAATAAGTCTTGTATGTAGTCAAGCAACATATAGCGACAATACTTATCGTACATATATTCCCAATGCCTCTTGGGTGCAAATCTTTTCAAGAGAAAGATTGTGTACACACTTTGAAACAAATAAAAATAAAAACTATGGCATACGAAATGTATGGTGGGTTATTACTAACACAGAAGAAATAAATGATAACGGAAGTAATGCTGTGCTAAAAGTAACAGCCCAGTCTTATGAGATGACTTTATCAAAAAGAGCGTTTTCTTTATCAAACAGTACATTACCACTATTTGTGCCTGATCATATTAACGACCTTGTTACCAGTGATAATTGGTATTACGATTGTTATGGCAACACAAGACATAAACAAAAGTTTGTCCGAGGATTGCTGAATCAAATACTTGACTATCTTCCACAATGGAAAATAGGATATGTTTCTCAAGCCGTGTGTGTTAGGTATAGAACACTTGACGATGTTGATAATGCAAATGTTTATACTTTTTTAAATAATGATATCGCTTCGTCATACCAATGCTATTTCATTTTTGATTCAGAAAATATGACAATTAATATAATAGATGGAAACATAGAGACAGAAGAGCGGCGGTATTATAATACTGATGAAAAATATTTAGGCACTCATTCTAAGGCAATGTTAACATGGCAAAATGCAATCAAAAATACGAATGTTCACACAACTGATGATAGGTGCATTAGTGCATTAAGAGTGCATACATCTAACGATCAATACGGATTAGGGTTAATCAACCCTACGGGAAATAATATATTGTACAATTTTAGTAATATTGAAAATCAATTAGATTATGTGGCTGATGACACTAAAAATAGAACCTTAAAAGAAGCTCTTACGGTGTGGCAAACAAACATTGAAAAACAGTCTGTAAAATATGCTAATAACGGGGCATTATTGATTGAGTGCGATAAGAAGAAAATAGAGCAAGCTTCTAAAGTGTCAAAAGCTTTAACAACATACTTAACAGTCGCAGATACAATTAATACACATCTAATAGACAAATATGGGTTTAGTGACAAACCGCTCCCTAACTCTTCAAGTGGAGAGTTGCGTTATGCTTATCAAGTTCTTGTAGATGACCATGTGCGTATTCCGAGTGGAATGAGAAACCCACCATACGATTACATCAATTACGATTGCTATTACTCCAAATCTTTATATACAAAATTGTATTCGGCAGCAGAGACATATTGGAATACAAAAAATGATTATGATAACGCAGTAACCAAATATAACACATGTTATAACAAGATGCAAACAGTAGCTAAAAAGTTTACACTGAATTACAAAACGGCAATTCAGGCAAACAAAGACGGGATTGCAACAATCCTCTCCCCCGCTGAAATTTTAGAACTTCAAAATTACATTACTGAAGGAGATTGGACAAATGACAATGTTGTATTTAGTGATACCTATTCCGCTAATGATATTATAACAACATTGCAAGAAGTAATGGTTCAGGCTAAATCTGACCACGACAATTATCTCAGCAAGCAGTGCTATGAATTTGAGATTGAATCGGCGAACATATTGACGATTCCCGAAATGAAGGACAACATTGCAGATTTAACACTTGGTGCAGCACTATCTCTTGAAGTAAAAGACGGTGATTGGCAGTATCCTATTTTGCTTTCAATTCATATAAATTATGATGATGTATCAGATTTCAGTTTGACATTTAATACAAACTATTCCGCCAAGCCTCTCAAGAAGAGATTTATTGATTGTTTCAATACGATTTCACAAACAAGTGTTAGAAATACAACATTTAATTTTACAGAATAATAGGTGGTGATTATATGATTATTAGACATTTAAGCATTGACTGTGCTTATATTAATAAGGTTCTTGAACCAATCACACAAAGAGAACACGGTGTGACTGAGTTTGAAATTGAGATTAAAAATCACGGTGCTGATATCGACCTTTCAGAATGTACGCTGGCCACCTATTATGGATTAAAGCCAGACGAACACAAAGTAGGTGTTGAGTGCAGAGTAGATAAAGATAAAGGTCTGATTTATTTGCCTTTGTATTTACAGATGACAACGGCTGAAGGTGTGCTAAAAGGTATTGTAGAATTACAGTTTCCTGAAGGTAATGTAAGATTTTCAGGCGTTAATTTTAAGGTTTCTTTTGCACCAGATGACACCAAGATTGAAAGCACTGATGATTTTAACATCTTAGAAAATTTTATCTCTAAACCGCCTACAAACGGTGTTGTCGGACAAGTGTTGTCTATAGATAATGACGGTAACACTATTTGGCGAACACTTAAAGAGTTTGACGGTGATTATGCACATTTGAGTAATAGACCTTCTATTAATGGCGTTGAACTTAACGGAGATAAGTCACTTGAAGATTTGAACATCAAGCAAACCTATACTGCTGATGATATCCCATTTGCAGATGGTGAAACCTTCCAGCAGAAATTCAACAATGGTGAACTAAAGGGACAAGATGGTGTTTCGGGCGCTGATGGAATTACTCCGCATATTGGTGATAACGGCAATTGGTTCATTGGCGAAACAGATACAAATAAACCGTCACAAGGTACAAACGGTGTGAACGGAAACGATGGTGTAGGTATTACAAAATCCGAAGTTAATACAAGCGGAGAACTTGTAATTACATACTCGAATGGAGATTCAACAAATCTTGGCAAAATCGTAGGTAAAGACGGTCTTGACGGTACAAATGGACAAAATGGTTTATCAGCTTATGAAATCGCAAAAAATGGTGGTTTTATCGGTACTGAAGAGGATTGGCTAAAATCTCTTAAAGGTGAACAGGGTGAAAAAGGTCAGGACGGTAAAACTCCAGTAAAAGGTGTTGATTATTTTACTGCTGAGGATAAATTGGAATTTACAGCCGAAGTTACTGAAAATCTAAAGCCTGAGCTTGCCAATCAGTTAAGTAAGTTACAGGATGATATAGGTGATATACCACAGATTTTAAATTCGACAGTTAAATCTGCTGGATTTGAGGTATTGGAATTAGAGTGGATGGAAGGTGTTATTGATGGTGCAACTGGAAATGTAGGCAAGTCTAAAAACAATGCTATTACGGATTTTATACCTGTTTCTATTCTTGGAAATAACCCTATATACATTACACCTCAAAACGGCTGTAAAGTATATATTTATAAGTATGATGTGAACAAAAACTATACAGGCATTGTAGTAAATGGTGCAACAAAAGAAGTTGTAATTATTCCTGATAGTCCATTTTATCGCTTTATGATTCGAAAAACAGACGGAACTAAATTCCCGATTAGCATTGCTAATTTATGCGCTGTATCTGGAATTAAGTCAGGAGCACTTACTAAGAAACTGAATGAATTAGCGTCATTTACAAAACCTTCTTTTTTATTAAATACAAAAAATAAAATTGATGTAGAAGATATTTTTCCGTTAATTAAGAATTATCAAATTAACGGAAATACGGGCTATGAGTTTGCTTCTTCTAAAAATGTTATGATTAGCGATTATATTCCTATTAAAGATTCAGAAGGAAATTTGCTTGTTGAAAGTGTTGAATTTATTTTTAATGGTAAATCTCCAGCTGGAAACGCTGTCATGTTTTTTTATGATAAAAATAAGGCATATCTCAACAAGCAAGTGATTGCAAATGTTGATTCAGAACGCATGACCGTTATGCTTTCAAACTATCCAAACGCCAACTTAGTGCGTTTACAGTATAGACTTGATATTTTGCCATCCATGAAGATTTATTTGAACGCATCTTCAAATTTTTACGAATGGTTGAAAATCAAAAGACAGCAAATTGTTGATGATGCGAAAATTGATGTCGGAAAAAATTACTATTTAGTCAAAGGCGAGCCATTGGAGTTATTTAGACACGGAATGATTCGTAAAAAATATGGTAATTATTCAAAACCCGAGGGTGATTATCTCATTTCTCTGAATAATAGTCCAGGATATATTAAAGATTATGTTTCAAAATTGGTATTTAATGTCCCGGATACTGTTACTGGAAACAAGCTTGGTATATATGAGCCATTCACTTCTGCGCCTGCGTTTAGACTTTACGATTTGGATATGAAGTCACTGGATTATCAGTACATTAATATCTACATGTCCGATAAAACTAAAATAGCTAACAAAAAACGCAATATATGCTTTTTTGGCGATTCTCTTACTGCTATGGGATATATTTCAAAACATGTGAAAGACAAATTAAAAGGCTATGGCTTAACGAATACAAAACTCGTAGGAGTGAACACAAATCTTGACGATAGTGAAAATCGTTTTACTGCCACGGGAGGATATAGTTGGGATAATTATACCAAAGACCCTGCGCTCTTGCCAAGTAACCTCGGAAATAATCATCTGTGGAATCCAAATACCGACGACATTGATTTTAATTATTTTATGCAAAAATATGGAAATGGGGAAACTATTAATTATGTGGTTGCCCTTATTGGCTGGAATGATTACGACATGAGGAATACTACATGGAAGGATTATGCCACAGAAGGAATATCTGCTATTGAAAGAAAGGCGAGAAAGTTTATAGGTAGATTACATGAGCAATATCCAAACTGCCATGTTCTTTTGGTTGGATATCATGTATCTACAACAGCAGAAAGAAATATGCACCCTAATCTACCTTACGAATCAAGAAATAAATTCGTATGGGAATTAAATGATTTGTACAAGTCATTCGAGGATGAATTTTCTTTTGTACATTTTATTCATACTGCATCACAGTTTGACAGTTATAACAATATGCGAAAACAGAATACAAAGCCTAATATCTACGCAGTTAATACGATTGAAATGGTTACAGATGATGTACATCCTGCCCCAGAGGGTTATTATCAGTACGGGGATGCAGAATTAAGATGTTTAATGTATCTTATGCAAAACGAAAATTAACTAAAGAGGGCTTTAATACAGCTGACGATGTACCCGAAAAAATTAAGGCATAGGTGCAGGAAATTCTAAATAATTAATAGGAATGACAGCGAATTTGAAGAGTTTTAAAAGGAGGGTTTTAAAGCCAAATTATTTGTTATCATATACAAGTAATATTTCTATTTGTGAAAATACAATGTATATATTAACGAAGTGATAAGGAGGGAAATAATGAAAACCTACAATAAAATATATACAGTACACGCTTGGAAAGACAACAACAAGTTTTTTACTGTGACACAAGGCGAGGGCGGTATCAAATATCCTCGCCTTATGGTCGTGGATGATAAAGGGGCAATCGACTTAACTGGTTCGGCAGTTACATACACAATAACTCTCCCTCGTGGTTCTGAAGAAATTGTTGACGCAACAATTATAGACGCTAAGCGAGGCGTTGTTGAATTTGAAGTTAAACCCTCTATGACTGCTTATGCAGGTGTGGGTGAAGGTGAACTTAATATCACCATTGATAACAAGGTTTTGAAAATTAGCGGTATTAATCTCACTATTAACAAGTCAACCAGTGGTCGTGTAATTGAAGCAAGTGAACAGTTTAGTGCGTTATTAGCCTTGATATCCAAATATTCTAACATCAATCCTGAAAACAAGGATTTGAAGATTTTGGAGAACTCTGATATTACGGACACGGCTAAGAATTATCCAAGCATTCAATATCTCCTAAATAATTTTTGGAGTAACAATAATTTGTCACTATTGAGTGCAACTGCGTATGGTGTTAGCAATTCAGGAGTAGTGACAAGCTTATCGAAAATACCGACAGCTTCGTTAAGCAAAAGATGTCTTTATTTTCCAGCAGGTACTTATAAGTGTAATGGTATTGCTTTGTCTAATATTGATAACTTGACCATTATTTGTGATAATGCTAATTTTGTATTTTACAATCAAGCTACTAATTCGACAGACGCTGCTGAAACGACTGTGCAAGGTTCGTTTTTTAAGTTTACTAATTGTAATAACTTAACAATTATCGGGGGTTGTTTCGATGGACAACACAAAGTGTCTCAGTGTATTACATTAGTTGGTTGTCAAAACAGTAATATCACAAATGCAACCATTAAAGGTGCGGGAAACAAAGCATCTTCATTTGCTGCTGGCATTAATTTAATTAGAGATTGTTCTCAGTTTAATATCAATAATGTTATTGTATCTGACATTAAGGCTGGTACTGTATCTGAGGATACATTTATTCACGCAGTCGGTATAGGAGTGTCAAGTGTTAATGGTGAGTTTAGTCAACACGGATATATCGGCAATTCTCAAATTAGCAACATTAATGGATACAAAGTTGGCAACAAAGAGCCTGATGGAGATGGTATTTATTTAATTCAAAGACCTTCTGCTGACTGTAGTGGTGATAGTTATATTACTGTATCCAACTGCACAATTACTGACTGTGCAAAAAGAGGCATTAAAGTAAGTACAAGATATACCAACATTGACAATTGTTACATTGATATTGATGGTTGGGGTGCGGCAATTGAAGCACAATACGGTAAGATGACACTTAGAGACTCAACAATACACAATAAGTATGCAAGTTGTGTAACTCTTGATTGGGATAACGGCACTAATTATATTGACAACTGTAAACTTTATGGAGCAGATAAAACTGAAACATCTACGCATGGAGACAAATACACTGGCAATGGCATTGTGCTTAATCAGAGACTGTCTGTAATAGGTACATATTATACCAATGAACCGTGTAGTGTTATTGTACGACATTGCACAATTGAAAATGTGACAAGTCCGTTAAGATCAGGGTATGCAGCAGGATTGACTTATCAGTATCAGTCTATCATTTTTGACGATTGTCAAATAGGACATTATCGTGGTGCATCTGCAATTATGTTTGATGCAAGTATGATTTCGGCAATTAATAAATTATCTTTATCTGATGTTAATTATAAGTATGGTACAACTGAAAACGAGGTACAAACTGCAAATAATCAATACTTTGGTTTAACGAATAGTGGTAACACTCTCGATATTGGTTCAACAACATATATTAAGCCTAATCATATGCTGTACACCAATAATCTTACAGACGATTATAATAAATTGTTTAGAATGTATGACTTGTTAGATAGCGACTTTGGTGCGCCAAAAGCTAATGTATCAGATGTGTTAGAGGATGCTCCAAATATTTTATCGTGTACTAATGGTACATATACAAGCAAAACCAATACTCACTTTAGTGTCGTAGCAACAGACAATACATTGAGTATTAAATGCGATACAGCATACACAAGTGGCAAGTCTTTCGTCTATGTTAAGCTTGATTCATTGGAATTGAAAGGCGGTACATATAATTTCTATATAGATAATATTACACCAGTTTCATCAGATGTGACAATTACTTTCGCAGATTCGTCTTATAACATAATTGATACATCTCTGGAGTTAGCGTTGAATAAGGCTTCCAAGTCATTGATTGTAGACGGTGTAACTAAACCTATTACATATTTACGAGTTAAGCTTGCAGCGAACAAAACAATTGATATGCAATGCACTGTATCTCTTGCTAATCGCAATAAAGTCTTAAAAGGCAATCTTGAGGCAAGAGTTGCAGCGCTTGAAAAAATAATACAAACAAAGGAGTAATAACCAATGTGGTGATTGAATGAGTAATGAAATAATTGAAATCATTAAGACTATTAGTGTATGCTTTGGTTGTGCTACTGCTATATTAACAGTGTTGACTGCTATCGTCACTCCTCTACGCCGTAAAATAATCGGTTGGGTGCGAAATACAAACAACACTAATGACACAATAGAGAAACTGAACAAAATTGAAGAAATGTTAGAGTCTCACATTTCTCTTGATACAGAGAAGTGGGATATGTCGGTTAAGTTGGCTGAAGCAGTGAAGGCAGGTTTGAGAAATAGTATCTTAGAGTTGTGTGACAAGTGCATTGCAAAAAATAGTATCACCTCGATACAAAAGCTCAATTTGATTGACCTGTATAAAGAGTATCACAATCTCGGAGGAGACACATATTGTACTGATAGATATAAACTGGCATTACATTTGCCAGAAAAGAATATTTAAGGAGTTGGTTATATGATTAACTGGACAGTAAGATTTAAAAATAAAACATTTTGGCTTGCACTTATTCCTGCGGCACTTCTGTTTATTCAGGCAGTAGCTAAAGTATTTGGGTTTGAGCTTGATTTTGGTGAACTTGGCAACAACCTTACGGCGGTAGTGAATACCATATTTGCTTTGCTTGCAGTGCTTGGTGTTGTGGTCGATCCTACAACTAAGGGTACATCAGATAGTGAACAGGCTATGACTTATGGTGAGCCTAAGTAATTAAATACAATACATAAAATTAGCACTCATCTCTTAATTGAGGTGGGTGCTTTGTAATTTAAAACAGATGAAGGTGAGGAATAATTATGACAAATGCAAATTTTATTGAACTTGCAATATCAGAGGTACGCAGGTATGTTTTAAATCACTTAGATAAGTCAGATGGTACACCTGTTTTTGACATTTTTGTAGTGTGGTCATGTAAGACTTTGCAAAACCACAAATGCCTTATTAGCACAACATTACACGATGGTATGTACTACGAATGCACATACAATGGCGATAAAAACGAAATGTATCTTGACGCATACAAAAAGTTTGAAAACAAAAAAATTATTTGTGAAAGCGAGGAATAATTATGAGTAATTCAAAACTTGTTGATTACACAAAATTAAGCCCAAACCACAGCGGTAAACGCACACACAGTATTGACCGCATTACTCCGCATTGTGTTGTAGGTCAGTGCAGTGTTGAAACCCTCGGCAATATTTTTATGAACACAGCTTGCGATGCAAGTTGTAACTATGGTATTGGTTATGATGGCAGAGTATTGCTTTGTGTTGATGAAGGTAATCGTTCTTGGTGTAGTTCGTCAAATGCAAATGACCAGAGGGCGGTAACAATTGAATGTGCAAGTGACACAACCGCACCGTACACGATGAATAGCAAAGTATACAACAAACTTGTTGACTTATGTGTTGACATTTGCAAGCGAAACGGCAAAACTAAACTGCTTTGGTTTGGCAATGAGAGCAAGACGCTAAATTATTCGCCAAAGTCGAATGAAATGGTTTTAACTGTACATAGATGGTTTGCAAATAAATCCTGTCCGGGCGATTGGCTTTACAACCGTCTTGGCAATCTTGCAAAAACAGTAACTGCAAAACTTGGTGGTAAAACAACAGATACGGAGGAAGAAGAAATGATTAAATACGGTTTACATAACACAGCTATACTTGCATTCAAGAAACAGTTGATTACACTCTATAATATGGGTATCATCAAGACAAAGGTTGACAACTCGGACGGTTTCGGAGATGGCACTTTAAAGGCTGTAAAAGAAGCACAGAAAGCAGGTAAGGTCACAGTTGATGGTATTGTTGGAGAAAAGACAATCAATGCTATCTATCATCTTATTAATGACGGTATTCGAGCAAAAGACACCAAAATCGCCAATGCTAAAAGGGCACTTGGCTGACAGACCAAAAGATAACACATAAGTTCGTACTGTGATACTTTAGGGTATACGGTCTTGGTATTTCTGCAATGTTTTTCGAGCTTGTGGGGCATAATATATTAGTGATCGCCCTGTGATAATCTGAGGATTCACAGGCAATTATGACATTTAGTGTCAGCCCACTTGGGCAGATTTGTATAGTGGTAACATCTACCTTTAGATGTCAGGAATGCGAACGCAACTACCTTTCTGTAGAATACAGATGAAATGGTTTAGATTCTTGGTCGTAGCACGATGCCAGCGACTCAAAATAATTGGACAGCGAGCGAAGATAAGACTATGGTTGACCAACATAGAGGAAGATAAAGAGGTGGGTTGGTTTATGGCGTACCAATGGTCATAAACGCCAATTTCGTTTTTTTAGAAAGGATGTTAAAAATGTCAGTGCTTGCAGTACCGATAAGTCAGTCTTTCGAGGTAGATAAAAATAAAGTTAAAGATTTTGACAATCAGTCTCACCACAAAAAGCAATGGATATTAGATAGATTATCTAAGTATAATAAAAATGAAATCAAATGGGATTAAAATAATCCTTTTAAATGATTGTCGCCCACCACTGGCGACTAATAAGTGACTGGCTCGATAAATATGTTTCGCATCCGACCAGCGAATAATAAATCGGTTGAATTTTAATCAAGTTAAAAATTGGTAACAAATGTACATTTGATGACTAAATATAGGTAGACTTTTAATACGCTTAGGGAGTATTATGTAGGTACAAGGAAAGGTGTATATTATCGTACACATTTACATATCATAATAGTACCATTATTAAGGTGTGTGTGTTATGTGCTTTTCCTTTAGAAAAAAGAATAAGAAAGGGAGTAACGATATGGCAGTTATGCAAAAACCAAGACAGGCATTCATCCTTGACAGCAAGAAAGCTAATGATTTTTTTAGCATTAAGTCATCTAAGGAGCATAATAAAATCATTGAGAAGAGAGCACAGTCGTTGCGAAAAATTCTTAAAGATGAAACTAAGAAGAAGTAAAAAGTTTGCCAAAGAAGAGTTGTTTAGTTTAAAAAGATTAAATGGTAAAACTTATAAGTATTGTAAAAATTTTAATTGTGGCAACGATTATTTAAACCAGTATGCAATAAATACTTCTACAGATATTACAGATGCTGTGAGCTTTATGTATGTCGATAACAAAACAAATAAAGCTGCGTGTATCTATTCATTGTCTTGTTCAAGTATTATACATAACAGTGGCGACAACTTATCTCTTATTCCTGCGGTTGAAATAAAAATGTTCGCATTAGATGTGGCGTATCAACATAGGGATTACTCTGATAATCCAGAGGACGGAACTTATGGAGATGTATTTTTGTCGTTTATAATTTCGACAATTAGAGATTTCAGCGAATCACAATGTGGATGCGATTATGTGGTGTTGTACTCTGTGCCACAAGCAGAAAGTTTTTACAAAAGGAACTTCTTTGAAAAGTTTGCAAGATATATGCAACCAGACAAATCAATTATTAATACAGACTGTGTTCCTATGTTTCATAGACTATAAGACAAAATAAGGTATCAAAAACCATTAGGTTTTGTATTGAGAGGGTTAATGACTTTCCCATAGTTTTTAAATTTTTAGGGGTAACTCGATTTGAGTTACCCCTATTTTTTTGTATTTTATTTCACAAAATCCAACGAACCAACTGCTTCAATTTTTTCCGCCTGAATAATATGAATGTAGGTGTTGTAGGTTATCGTAGTGTCTGCGTGTCCTAATAATTGACTAATTATTTCTATATCCACATGGTTACGAAATAACTGTGTGGCAAAGGTGTGACGCAATGAATGAACACTGTACGAGGTGCTTATACCCGCCCGTTTAAGCATATATTTTAAACTTCTGTTTAAATTAGATGAACTATTAGGATTTCCATTCTCGTTAGCACATACCAACTCGTATTTTTTATTGCAATCCCATAAACCTTTTAAAGCTCTTTGAGCTTCTTTGTTTAATGGAATAATTCTTGTACTGCGTGTTGTCTTTGGAGAATGTTGCAATACCATTGTAGTTGCATAAGGTTTTTTGGTTCGAGGATTGATATTATTTTTATCCCGATTTAATACTGTAACATAACTCTTATTAACAGTAATTGTGTGGTTTTGAAAGTCAACATCATCCCAAGTTAAAGCTGTTGCCTCTCCAAATCTTAAGCCAGTATTGAGCAAAAATACAATAAATTCTCCTCTAGAGTATATTTTTGTTCCATTAGGATGTGTTTTATACGCCAGCTCGGTTAATTTCTTTACTTCTTCCTCGCTTAATGCTGAAACCTGTTTAGTATCCACCTCAGCTTTCAATGATGCTGGCAATTTCACATTAAGTGCTGGGTTTATTGTTACTTCATTATTTTGCATCCCTAAGCGATATTTTTGTGCTATTGTTGTTTTTACTTTATCTATTTGGGATAAAGAATACCCCTGTTTCACCATTTTGTTTATAAGGGCTTGAACATCTTTAGATGTCAACTGGTTAATTTGTATATAACCAAAATTTGGAATAATAAATTTATTGATCGTTCTTTCTTTTGCATCAAAACTTTTCGGTTTTAAGGTATATTTCAATTCCTTGTACAACCATTCTGAAAACCAATCCTTAATTGATTTAGCTAATATGATATTGCCATCGTTTTTAACAAACTCTTCACTTTTCTCTCTTAGTTTTTTCTTTGCTTCTTGCTGTGTTTTTCCGTAGACGGTAATGCGCTTTGGTTTACCGTCAGCTTTATATCCGTACTGAATTGAACCCATCCATCTTCCGTCTTTTCGTAGGGTAATTGAACCTGCTCCGTTGTCTCTTCTGGTACGAACTGGTTGATTTGTGTTTTTGTCATTTTTTGTGTTTTTCAT